AAGCTCGATCGCGATCAATACCGAGCGGGTCCTGACTTTGCAGAAAGTGCAAGCGTCAACTGAGGAGCGGATGAACCTGCAAGGCGCAGTCATGAATACTATCCAGCAGCAGCAACAGGCTACCGAACACAGGCTGGATACGCTCGAGCACAAGCCTTGATCTCTGTTTTATTTGCTGCCCGTAATTCGATTTATAAAACAATCCCCGGCCTGGATGTGTGGGATGAGGACAGGGACGCGCTAAAGTGGCCGGGAGGAAATCCGGGGATCTTCCATCCGCCTTGTCGATTATTCTGCGCGATGAAACATCTTTCCACGGCACCAATTGCCGAGAAGCATTTAGCCTACTGGTCAATAAAACAAGTGCGCGAATGGGGAGGTATCTTAGAGCATCCTGCACATTCTACGCTTTGGGAAGAAAAGAACCTCCCAAAACCCGGAAAAAAAGATATTCACGGATTTACCTTTAGCGTTGACCAATTTTGGTTTGGCCATCCAGGTATAAAACGAACTTGGCTTTATATTTGCGGAATCCAGCCGAAAGATTTACCCGACTACCCGATAAGGATAGGCCATAGCAAAAATGTATTCGCTGGAGGAAGCCGAAAATACATTCCAGGCAGCAGACATTCGGGCATCCGTAGCGCAACGCCAATAGCCTTTGCAAATTGGCTCGTTTCCGTCGCTCAAGAAGTTGATTTCGAGGCCGCAGAAAAGCGCAAAAGCTCAATTCTTAGCGATTTAAAGCGCATTCCAGCATGTTGACAGCCTGTTTTCAAGCAGGATGCCGACCACAAATCCAGGCGACGAATTTATCCCGAATAGCCTGATCGCAGGCGATACGTGGAAATTTACGATTTCGTTGCCGATCTACCCGGCAACCGCCGGATGGCTGGCGACATGGCAACTGCGCGGTCCTGGCCAGGCGTTTAATTTCCCGGCAACCGTCGACACAAATGGAACCGATTTCGATTGGAACGTGCCCGCATCTACCACCGCCACGATCCCGCCGGCTATCTATGGTTATCGCATCATTGTGATCGGGCAATCCGGCTTTCCTATTGCTGGCCAACAATACACTGCGATTCCGGCAACGCCGTTTGGCGCATTCGCCCGCACGACGGTTCTAGCCAACCTGTCCGCCCTAAGCGCTTTCGATATCCGGTCCCAATACGAGCAAGAGCTCATAGTTCTACAGGCAACCATTCTCGCCATCGAAACGAATCAAGTTCAGACTGCGACCTATAGCGGCCAGACGTTCACGAATCAGAACTTGAAAGAACTGCGCGACCGCGAAGTGCAACTTATCGAACGAATCAAGCAGGCTAATGTTCGGACGGCGATCGAGGCTGGGCTGGCCTCCGGTCGTCAAACCAAGGTGCAATTTATCAACTACTAAATGAGCTGGTCCGCTAACCAAATGATTCCGGGCGGTCCGCTAAAGAAGCGAAACGGCCAGATTCAAACGCGCGTCATTCACGCACCAGCGCAACGGTCCTACGACGCTGCGCAAGTTTCCAATCTGATGTCGGATTGGCAGACGAACAACAATTCCGCCGATATCGAGGCGAGGCTGGCAATCCGATATATCCGGAACCGGACACGCGACCTAGAGCGTAACGACGATTATACGCGGGCCTTTTTACGCGACCTAGAATCCAACGTCATCGGCCATCTAGGTTATAAGCTGATGATGAAGCTAAAAACCACAAGGAATACGCTAAATGTCAAACTCAACAAAGCGGTCGAGGATTGCTACAAGCAATGGCGGCAGCCAGGGAACTACGACGTTACAGGAAAACTCAGTGGCGTCGAAGGGGACAAGCTTATATTACGTTCCGTTGCCAGGGACGGCGATTGCCTTATACGATTGGTTCGAGGGTTCCCCAATAACGAATTCAAGTTCGCTCTCCAACTTCTCGAAGCCGACCAGCTAGACGAAAATTACGTTTGGAACTTCCAAGGCGGCGTTTATATCAGGATGGGCGTCGAAATGGATGCATGGCGTAGGCCGGTAGCGTATCATCTGTGGCGAGAACATCCGGGCGACCTATTCCCGAGTCTGGTCCGAATCCGTATTCCTGCCAGCGAATTTATTCATCCGTTCCTAAATGAACGAATCGGACAATCGCGCGGCATATCATGGCTCTGCAGCTCAACTGTCCGGCTCCGGATGCTCTCAACCTACGAGAAGGCCGAGGTAGTTGCAGCTAGGGCCGCCGCCGGCAAGATGGCGTTCTTTACCAGGACCCAAGAATTCGAATATCAGGGCGATGGGGTCGACGACGCCGGGAACATTATCAGCGAGGTAAATCCCGGCACATTCGAAAGCCTGCCGATCGGTGTCGATGTCAAAAGCTTGGATTGGCAACATCCGAATCAGAATTATCCAGAATTCCGGAAAGCGGTCCTGCGCGGTGTAGCGTGCGGGCTAGGCGTGAGCTACAACGCGACCTTCGCTGATCTGGAGGGCGTAAACTATTCGAGCTTGCGCGGCGGCGAGCTGGACGAACGCGAGACATGGCTCGGTATTCAAGAATGGTTCAAGGTGCAGGTTAAGCAAAAGGAATTTCTGACATTTCTACAAATGGCCATCCTGACAGGAAAACTAAAAGGCTTTTCGATGCAGGATATACCGGATATTTGCGACGCTTCGACATGGCGAGGTCGCCGCTGGCAATGGGTGGATCCGCAGAAAGATATTCAATCGAATATTCAGGCTAATAATGCTGGTTTCGATAGTAAGACGAACATTATCGAAAGTCAGGGTCGCGATGTCGAAGAAGTATTCGAAGAGATAGCGCAGGAAAACGAACTTGCTTCCGATTTAGGATTGCAATTCATCACCGACATAAAAAATCCGATGTCGACCGGCAAACAGGATGCTGAGGTAGGCGACGATGATACCAATGTTGACATTACCCAAAAACCAACAACTGAAGGTCAACCGCCGCCCGCTCCGAATGGAAACAAGCAACCGAAAAAAACGCCACAGAAAAAAAGCGCAAACACTTCTTAAATTGCGCACGACGCCCGAATCGTTATGCACGACGTTCTTCCGCCAGGCTGGGAACGGTATTAAATGAAACTCCCAATCCAATATCGAGCGGCCACGATAGTTTCTGGCACTATCGACAAAGATGCGCGCACGGTCGACCTTAGTTTTTCCAGCGAGACACCGGTCAAACGCGGATTCGGAAACGAGATTCTAGGCCACAACCCCGGCGAGATCCGGATGGATCGGCTGAAAGATTCTGCACCATTGCTACACAATCACGATCCAGACCAACACGTCGGAGTCGTTCAGGCCGCGCAGATTAAAGGTGGCAAAGGCTTGGCAACCGTACGATTCGCAAAGGATGCCGATAGCGATAAGCATTTCCAGCAAATACAGGATGGCATCAAGCCAAATGTATCGGTCGGCTATAAGATCCATGCCGTTAAACTAGTAAGCACGAATAGCGATGATGGCGATACCTATCGCGTGACAGACTGGGAACCGCACGAAATCTCAACCGTATCGATGCCTCTAGATTATACGGTCGGCGTCGGACGCGGAAATATCGATGAGGAACTTTTCGAAGTCCGGATAGTTGACAATCCGGAATTGGAAAAGAGAACCGCTCAAGAATTTATGGCCGAAACTACAGTAACCGAAACAAAAGCGACGGAAATACAGACGAAAACTGTAGAGCCAAAAGTCGAAATCACGCGCGAGCAGATTGCAAGCGAGGAACGGGCGCGCTCGAAAGAAATTCGCACCATCGCGCGGCAATTCACCGGGTACGGAGAAACGTTCACGAACGAGGCCGAAACTTACATTGACGGCGGCCGCAGCGTTCAAGAGTTTGAAAACTGGTGCGTGCGCGAGCTCGCCAAGACCGCCGGTCTAACATCGCGCGGAGGTTCTGCATCGCAGGTTTCCGAAATCCGAATGACCGGCAAAGATCCGATGTCATATTCGGTCGTAAAGGCGCTGCGCGAATCCTACGAATGCCAGCTTAAGGGATCTCGATCGAGCCTGTCAGGGATCGAGCTCGAAATTAATCAGGAGATTCAGACCAAAATTCCGACCAGAAGTCCGAATGGTTTCTGGCTTCCGACATTTGGGCTCGATAACAAATTTCAGCGGAACGGCCAGGACAGCAATGGTCTTCGCCTCCTTAAACGTGACCTTTCCACGCTCACCCAAGGCGCTGGTGCGTTCACGGTTGAATCGAGCGTATTGGGAACCGAGCTTGTCGCCCTCCTGCGTCCGCGCATGTACACGATGGCGGCAGGCGCGCGTTATCTTGGGGGACTGCAAGGAAACATTTTAATTCCGCGTCATATCGGCGCAGGAACAGCTTACTGGCTCGCTGAAAATGCATCCGTGACCGAAGCGGATCAAACGTTTGGGCAATTCCAGCTTTCGCCTCATACGCTGATGGCCCAGACGAAGTATTCCAAACAGCTATTGGCGCAAAGCTCGATCGATGTCGAGGGCCTCGTCCGATCCGATCTCAACTATATTTTGGCAATCGCGCTCGATCTTGCCGCTATGATCGGGACCGGGATTAACGGTCAGCCGATCGGGATTTATAATGTCGGAGCGGTAACAACTCAATCGGCTCACTCAGGTTTAGCAGCGGTTGACCAGACGCCTGGAACTCTGCCAACTGTAAACGTTGTCACGTTCGGAGCTTCTGCAACATGGGGCGATGTAGTCCTGTTCGAATCCTTAGTTGCTAGTTTGAATGCCGACGTGGACGGGATGGCCTATATCACCAGTCCGCTTACGCGAGGTAAATGGAAGACAACTTCCAAGGTTACCAATTTCCCGACGTTCTTGTGGGAATCGGGAGGGGTTAAATGGGATGATGGAGGCAAAGGCACCGATGCGGGATTGGTAAACGGGTACCGCGCATTTGCAACCAATCAGCTTTCTTCGATCGCGATTAACGCGGGAACTGCGGCCGGCACGATAGCTAACGGCGTCATTTTAGGAAATTTCAACGATTTGCTTATCGCGAATTGGGCCGGAATCGATGTTGTGACCGATCCCTACACCGCAGCGAACACCGGGGAGATTGTGGTTACTATTCACCTAATGTGCGATATCGGCATACGGCGACCACGATCCTTCTGCATTTCAACTGATTCTGGAGCGCAATAATATGAAACGTAAAAAACTTAATCTGACTGCAAAATGGATGCTGCAAGAGCAACCGCGCAGCCCGGAATCCGGCCTGATTTTGGCTACGTTCGAACGGCAACAGCAAGAAGGATTGCTTGCTGATTGGTTGACCGGAATTCAGTACATTGCGCTGATCCCATCCAACGCCGGCGCATCGACGGTAACTGGCACAGCTTATTCGGTGGCAAACATCACCGAAAAACTTCTCATCGTTTATTCGGTCGGGACAATCGGCGGCGGCTCGATTTCGTGTCAGTTGCAATCCTGCGTTTCCGGTGGTGGCAGCCCGGCTAGCGTCGGAGCAGCATTCGGAACCACGAATGCGAATGGACAGTTCCAAGCCGACATGGAGAGTTTTACCAACACCTACGCCAGGGTGGTCGTAACGATCGTTACCGGCCCTACGCCGATTGCAGTTATCGGGATGGGTCAATCGAAGCTGAACTAATTTCAGTGGTCCAAATGTGGCCGGTTGGCGTCCGTTGATCCGCTGGCCGGCCATTTTTACTTTATGGAACCAGATTTAACAACAGTTTTGAGTGAACCGCCGGAAATCGAGAACCTTGCGCGCTATATTGGCGATTGT